AGGAGCGCAATAATGAAGAATGAGAACGAAAAAACTACAGTTGCGATCTTGGCGACGATATGCAGAGATGTGTGTATCTACGGCTCAATCAATAACCGGTGCGGCCTGGACAAGCCGGAACTGGACGAGCACTGCCAGCGTTGCGCGCTGGCGCAGATCAAGGAGGTAACGCTGAAATGACCGAGAAAATCCAAAAAGCCATTGATAAGATCGACCAGGAGGCGGAGAAGATGGGTAGCGCCACCGTGCGTCTGCTATGCTCACACATTATAGACCACTGCCTGGTCAATGATGAAAACGCGGACAAGGTGCTGGATGAGGGCAAGAGCCTGAAAGGCTGCTGGGATCACATCACCAGTAACGCCCGGAAACAAGCCGCGGGCAACTGCGCAGCCGTGCCGGACGACACCGTGTACGAATGGGCAGCGGGCTATTACGGCTTTACCGCCGAAGAGAACAAGGCGGAGATCATCGACCTGCTGGATCTGCTGTGAGGTGTCGGTATGGGAAAGAAACTGAACACGCTTACGCAGGAACAGGCAGAGAAAATCTGGGACGGCCGCCCGAAACTGCCGGAGAAAAAGATACTGACATTTGCACACAAGCAAGTGTTCGTCAACGAGCAGTATTTTTTTAAGCACAAAGAATGCGGCCATAGGTATGGCTATTGTACCGCTTGCGGCAAGGATGTGCAGATCGACATTGAGAACATGCGACTATGGACGGACAAACACGCAGCTTGCCGCTCTGCACGGCATAACGACACCGTATGCTGCCCCGCCTGCGGGCACGAAGTCCAAGCCAAAGACGCCGGGCGTGGCC